CTATCGGGTACGACCAACATCAGGCACCTTCAATCATCAATCAAGTCGAGGGCAAAACTGATGTGCTTTGCATTTCGGTTGCTCAAACGACTACTCGACTAAACCCAGGTTCACAAGAATTGACTCGACTAATGGGAGTCAGACAGTTAACGACTAACTTCAATGGGATGATGCGATGGATGGCTTCAAATGCCTTATATAAGCAGGATTCTGAGGGCAAGATCAAGCCGGACAAACTGAAGAGTCGAGCACCTATTGATGGACTCATGGCTTTAGTCACAGCATTAACTGTCCTAGTAGGACTTCCGGACGAGAAAGAAGCACAGATCTTCACGTTCTCTGATTCGGAACTATTCGGGAATGATGGTAATACATATGACGACGATGATTGGTAAGGGAGGCGAATAGATGGGATGGAGAGATAGATTGGGTCTAGCCCGTCGTTCAAATCCTGATTTCCGTTACGATTCCGATACTGGATTAACAAAGGCACAATGGGACGCCATGCCGGAAGAAATCCGCGCGGTACTACCGTGGAATGTATACGGAAATGAAGATACAGGTTACAAGACAAATAGCGGTAATACTGTAAATGCAAGTGATGCTTTTAAGTTTGGCGTAGTATTCGCTGCTATTACACTTATTGCTGACGGTGTCGCATCACTACCGCCGCGAGCGTATACAGAATCCGAGGATGGAACACGTACGCCGCAAACAGTTCCACAGTGGATTCGCAAGCCGCACCCTGAGATTCGTAGATTTGATATTTTTGGTCAATTACTCACATCTTCACTGGCATGGGGTAATGGATACGCTATGTTCCAGCGCCGTCCGTCCGATGGTGTGATTGTTGGACTAAGTGTATTGAAGCCAGACAGTGTACACACAGAATGGGATCCAGATAAGCCTGGTTACCGCAGATATAGAGTAGATGGAAAAGGTCCGTGGCTTACTAGTGCTGATATCTTCCATGTGCAAGGTCCGACTTTGCCGGGTGAAGCAACTGGAATGTCAGTTATTAAGTATGCTCGCGAAGCTATTGGTTTAGGTCTTACCCTTGAAGAGTATGGCGCACGCTATTTCGGACAAGGATCACAGGCTAAAATCGTACTTGAGATCCCCCACAATGTAGATGAACCAAAGGCCAAGGATATTGTTCGTACCTTCGAACGATTCCACAAGGGACGTAACAATTGGCATAGACCAGCCATTATGTCTGGTGGCGCAAAGCTACATATGATTAGCATTCCGCCCGATGATGCTCAATTCTTACAGTCTCGCGATTTTCAAGCTGTTGAAATTGCAAGATGGTTCCGTGTTCCTCCGCATCGTGTTGGAATTGTAAGTAAATCAACTAGCTGGGGATCAGGATTAGCTGAAGAAAACATGGCTATGCTTCAGCACACATATCGTCCATGGATTACTCGCCTGCAAGACGCATTAACAATGTATGCGCCGGGTGGTCAGGATTTAGGAACAATCATTGAACTTGAAACTGAAGCCCTATTAAAGGGAACATTCAGTGAACAAGTTGATATGTGGGGCACGCTTTACGAAAAGGATATCGCTACTAAAAACGAGGCACGCCATAAGTTGGGATTACCTAATACTCCTGAAGGTGACAAATTCTTTAGTGAAGTAGCAAAAGAAAACGCAGAAGCGGTTGCCGCAGCAGGCGGACAAATGGCAGCACCAGCAGCCGGAAATAGTCCAGACCCACGCACCAAAGAGGAAGATAAAGAACGAAAGCAAGAAGAAGCTAAGCGTTCTATTCAACAAATTCTGGATGACGAATTCGAATCCAGAATTAACACCACGCACGATAAATCTAATGGACAATTCGCGACTAAGCCGGGAATGTCTGCGGCAACTCCGGAGAGAAAAGAAGAATTCAAAGCTAAGATTGGTCGATCTATTCCTCCAGCGTGGACAGACGTACAAATTGCAGACGACTTAGATAATTCCTCACTACTGGTTCAGGGTAGGGATTCTAAAGGCCGTCGACAGGCATGGTATTCGGCTGCACACACTAAGGCACAGGCGGAAAAGAAATTCACGCGAATCAAAGCATTAAGCGGTCATACAGATAAATTGGATGCTGCATTGGATAGGGACGGATTGACCAATGACGATGCGGGAGCACTTACGCTAATCCGCCACATGGGAATGAGACCCGGCTCTAATGCAAATCGTGGTGCAAATACACAAGCGCACGGTGCGACCAACCTAAAGGCAGGACATGTCAAGCTTAATAGTGATGGCAGTGCAACATTGGACTTCACCGGTAAAGATGGTGTCCACATTGTACTTAACACAACTGACAAGCGAGTCGTGAATGTTCTAAGTTCTCGAAAGATTGGTAAAGGCGACGATGAGCCATTGTTCAATACCAACGAGGATAAAGTCCGACGCTACATGAACAATGAAGGTGGAGTACCGAAGGAATTCCTATTGAAGGATCTACGTACTCTGAAAGCTAACACTATTGCGCTTGATGAAGTGTCCAAAATGGACGTGCCTGCTACTAAGCAAGATTTCCTTAAGCAAAGAAATGCGGTTGGCACAACAGTAAGCACACAATTGGGTAATGATAGAACAATGGCCTTGAATTCTTATATTAATCCGACTGTATTCGGCCCATGGGATAAGGAAGGGAACTGGACGCCGTAATGTTAAATGTAGACGTAATTGATGCGGCACGAGAAAAGTCCCTACTTAAGGAATGGTTTGAAACCACGGGTTGGGACATTGTATCTCCAGATGTGCCAGTGTTAGATGCAGAAGAAGATGACGAAGGTCGATCTCTTTTATCGGTAATCGCAGAACTAAGTAATCGTAAAGCAGACGATATCGCGTCTCGTGCAAGGGTGCCGGATAGTGGATTCACTATGGACCCCAGAACAGGTAAGGATATCAAGGAAGGTTACGCAGTAGCTATTTACCCTGATCGATCTAAGGAAATTGCAGCGAGATCTATAAACAGATCTGTTATCCAGCAGTACACAAAGGACAATCAGGATCTGCTTAATCAGCAAGGAAACATGGTGGGTGCGTGGCACGATCCGGAATCCGGAATGGTATGGTTGGATGTGTCCAGAGTGGAATTGGATAGAAGATCTGCAATCGATATCGCTAAGGAACATGATCAGAATAGTATCTTTGATTTGGGCTCTGGAAATGTGATCAATACAAGAGGGTCGGGTGCAACCTCTTACCCTTTCGTATTCACGCGGACTAATACCGGGTCCGCGCGACATTTGCCAGGTAAACACAATCAAAAGGATCATGGATTCAAGAAAGGTGAACCTAAAGGGCCACCGACTCCTGCACCCCCTAAAGATCAGAGTAAATGGTTATTTGATCAGGATAAGGATTTAAATGAAGGTGCAGATCGCGTATTAGCTTTTGGCGATTTTAATGATCCAGTTTCTGACCCTCTAGTTGCAATTGGTAAACGACAAGGATTTGATGCCAAGCCTACAAAGGGATCTGTCGATGACACCATTAAAAATGGTGGAGTAGAAATCCACAGAGGACTGATACCACATGAGCGATCTGGCAAATCATCGGCGGATCTTGAGAATGAATTCGTTAATGGGCAGTATGCACCAGGTAAAGGTAACTATGGAAACGGTTATTACTTTAGTACCTCACCGGGAATTGCTAAAATGTACTCTAAAGCACCAGTCGCTTCAACAGGTTACAATGCAAAAGGTGTTTCTGGTGGTCGCGTAGTTCGTGCTGCGCTGAAGCCGGATGCGAAGGTTGCGCATTACGAAGATATCCAAAAAATGAAAAAAGAATGGTACAAGAAGCATAGAGATAAAATTCATTGGGACACACATTCCACAAATTACATTGTACCTAAGGATAAGATTTCTCCGACAGTCATGGATGCAGTAAATGATCCGGGACATTTCGCTGCGGCAATGGGATATGACGCAATTCGTGTGCCATTAAAAGACAGACCGACCGATAGGCGAAATAGAGCCAACATTAAAAAGAAAATTGGAAGCGATGATCTAGGTGACGAAATCGTGGTTTTGAATAGAGGCGCATTGGTGGTGGACGAATAATGGAACCAGAAGAATTCAGCAGAGCTGTTGGTAAAATTCTCGGATCTGGTCCGGCCACAATGGACGAGCGAGATGCCATTAATAATGCGATGGGTCAAGCAGATTCAATAGAAGAGATGCCAGAAGATATTCAACGATTGTTAGCAGAAATTCCGGCGCGGGCGAATCGCTACTATGCTCCAGAATCCCGAGCATCTCGCGTGTCCAAAATGGAACGTGAGATCATCAAGGATTCTGATAAGTGTCCACAGTGTGTAGCTAACAATGATCCTAGAAAAGTGCCTGTGCATCCCAATTGTCACTGCGATGTGGTGACAAGATCTGTGGAAACTGGTGTCGCTGATCCTGGTTCACCATTATTAGGTGTTATTAACACTATCGATGGATTGATGGAGATCGAAGTAGTTAATGGTGAAGTACCTACTGCCATTCAAATGAATGGTGAGACAGTGGCTATTTTCGATGCCGACGATGTTCGATTTGCGGATCTGGCTCGCTGGCTTGAACAAATGGGACCCTATTTAGAAGCAACAGATCAATATGTGTCCATTGTAGTCGATGACGACACGGAGGAAGCTATTGCGCAAGTTTCTGAGACATTGGAGATTATTGCGCAAGATCCAGAACTATTAGCTGAAGCTATTCGTAATAAGAAGCTTTGGTTCGGAATTGCGCAGGCGGTGATTTAATGTCTAAGATGATTTTGATCCCGATCAGTCAACTGTCCTTTGAACAATTGCGAAAAGCATTTAAGAAAGCAAAACAAGATGCTCGTGAAACTAAGGCGGCGTCTAATGTGGAGGGAGGAAAGCAGGATGTCTCAAACCCGACTGCTTGAGCGCCGCACGACTTTGGGCGAGGTGGAAGCCAGAGCCAAAGGGTCGAGTATTTATGTTGAAGGATATGCATCTGTATTCGAATCACGTAGCGGTAATCTTGGCGGATTCGTTGAGAAAGTAAGAAATACCGCTTTCAATAAAACAGTTAAAGAAGCTGATGTCCGTGCACTGTGGAATCACGATCCACAGTATGTGCTAGGACGCAGTAGCGCGAAAACATTAGAACTTGCTGTTGATAATAATGGCTTATATTATCGTGCACTTTTGCCAAATACTTCTTACGGTAAGGATCTTGCCGAACTATTGGAAAGACGAGATGTGCGCGAGTCGTCATTTACATTCTTCAAAGTACAGGATGAATGGGATTTGACAGAAGAAGGATATCCCCAACGGTCCCTTGTGGAGGTTGGGTTGATTGACGTAGCCCCAGTTACTTTCCCCGCATACGATGATGCCACTAGCGGGGTAGCGCGCCGAGCCGCATTAGACGGATTGGCAAAGCGATGTGGCATTGATGGTTGTAACATCGAGTCTACATTAGACACTGATCTTGCAATCAAAGAAGCTATTCAAAGACTTCTTGAGCCGGGAGAATCCACTGACGAATCACGTGATCGTAAGCCGGATACTGATGATACCACTCAGCAGAATAGCAAACTAACACCGGAAAGAGCGAAATTACTTTTGGCACAAGACCAAATGTTGGATTTCAAGATTTCCTAAGAGTGCCGGACAAAACCACACTCCTTTTTTCATCAGTATCATTAGAAAGGGATTCTAAATGACAGATAAGAATCTGCCTGCTGAAACTCCTCTATTGAAGAAGCTCAATGAGCAGCGTATTGCTGCGGCTCACGCACGTACCGAATACTTGGAGCGTGCCGCTGACGGTGAGGAACTATCTACAGAGGATAATGCAGCTTTCGAAAAGGCTTCTCGTTCAATCGATCACTACGGTGATTTGATCAAGAAGGAAATCGAAAGAATTCAGAGTGACAAAGAAATTGCAGATGCCTACGAGTCTGGAATTGGCAAGCTAAACGAAGCACGCAAGCGCGGAGATCGTCGTGGCGAGGAAAGAACAGACGGAATGGCATCAAAGATTCGTGAGGATCTAGCAGCATCAAAGCGTGGAGAAACACGTAATGGTGGAATGTACCAGGAAATTCCTGAGCACCGTGATTTGGTATCTAGCACTGGAGCCGTTGGTTACTTTGCTGGTGCAGGACCGGAAACTGTTCCAGTTACATTGGTAGAAAACCTTTACTCGAAGCTGTTTGATGATTCAGCAGTTTTGAATGCAGGAGTTACCATTCTGCGTACCGCTTCAGGTGAAACACTTAAGCTACCTCGCTTGACATCATTGGCAACATCTGCCGGAACTGCATCTACTGCATTCCCACAGGCATCTTCACGTGTTGCTGAAGGTGGACCTATTCTTGAAGCAGAGCCTCGTTTCGATCAGGTTCAGTTGGATGCTTACAAGTATGCACAGTACACACAGGTTTCTCGCGAATTGGTTGAGGATGGTGTTCTGGACATCGAAGCATTGATTGGTCAGGTATTGGGTCGCAATATGTCTAATTACATCGGATATGATCTGACACTGGGAACAGGTACTGGACAGCCTCGCGGTGTTCGTACATTGGTCCCTGCTGGAAACAAGGTAGCGTCTGCTGCTGGTGGTCTATTCGACACAACTGATTTCGATAAGTTCTTCGATGTAATCGGAAAGCTAAAGCCAGGATACCGCAGAAATGCAAAGTGGCTGGTAAACGATTCATCTACATTCAACCTTCGCAAGTTGAAGATGGGATCAGTTTATGCTTGGGAGCCTAATCTACAGACAGCCGGTGCGCCGGACTCATTCTTGGGTTACCCTCTATTGACAGATCCGAATATTCCAGTACCAGCAGCCTCTGCCGGTGTTACTGCGCTATTCGGTGACTTCTCAGCGTACTACGTGAGAATGGTCAAGGATGTTCGTATTGAATGGTCAATGGAATTTGCATGGGTCAATGACCTGCTTTCTGTTAAGGCTGTAATGCGTGCAGACGGTGACGCAATCGATGACGATGCGTTTGCTGGATTCAACTCAACTGCATAATCGATGAACGGGGACACTGTCTGTTTAGGATGGTGTCCCCGTCCATAATGGAATGGGGATGACAATGGACAGATACATTCTATTGCCTGAAATCGAGCAAGGTACTAATGCCCAGAAATTTTGGAGACGTGTTTTTTATTCTGTAGTATTGACATCGGTCGAATTTTTCTTGGCTATCATTGCCATTCTCGCTGGAATCCCAGTTCTGTTAGATCCGATCGGTCTTTCGTTTGTCCCCTCTTCTCTTATGAAACTTATGCCATTGTGGATGGTTGATTTATGGGGATTGCAAATGTTGTTGGGCGGTGTAACTACTAGCGCAGGAATTATTAGACGAGACTTCAGAATAGAACAGATCGGTGTGTTATTTCTTCTGAGCGGTGCATTCGTGTATTCCCTTGCTCTATTAACAGTTCTTCCCGGATCGTGGGTTGCGCTAGTCACTTATGTTTTGTTTGTGCTAGCCATGACCGCGCGATATTGGGTGCTAGGTAAGCTGATTAAGCTGACCGGTAGACTAGTCAAGGAAGAAAACGCACGAGAGGAATAAAAACTAAATGGAAGCTGGGACATTAGTTGCTCTTGCAGCCATGATTATTTCTCTCTTCCTCGCTATATTGAAGTATGTGGATAGACGGAAAGCGGCTCAAAAGCAACTGCTAGAAGAAACAAGAAAGTCAGCAAACCTCGACGTTGAGCGTGACTCCATTGTGGTACGGGGTGCTGAAGGTGCACTCTTACTTATGGAGAAGACATTGAAGACAGCGAATGAGGAATGTGAAAAGCGAATCAATGAGCTTGAAGAAGAGAATGCAGCGCAAGGATGCGAAATCAAAGAATTACGAAATGAGATCGCCTCGTTAAGAACTGCATTAAATGAACTACAAAGGAGAGTAGACAATGGCTGATAATCTAACTGATACGGCTGAAAACTTAGTCCTTACCTGGCTGTTTACTGGCTCTGCGGCTACTCGTCCCACTTCACCATGGACAGTCGCACTTATTACTACTGCCACACCAGGATCGGACAGTGCATTAGGATCTGAAGTAACAGCCGGAGGTAATGCCTATGCTCGGCAATCTGTTACCTTTGGAACTGCATCAGGCGGTGCAATTGAGAATACGAATGCTCCATCGTGGGTGAACATGCCTGCGGTTACAGTCGGTGGAATTGCTATTTTTGAGAATGGTGGAACTCGAATTGCATACGGAACACTGGCAGCGAACAAAACAACAAATGCAGGTGACACATTCACCATTGCAATTGGTGATATCGACATCACATTATCGTAATGGAGGAGGTGCCATATGGCTGTTGCTCACGTTGGTAGTACAGGAACAACAACTACTGCGACTGCGTATGGTACCACTTCAACAACGGTTGCATATACGTCAGTAGCCGCTGGGCGAATCGCAATTATTGTTGCTGCTACTAAATTAAGTACTGCAACATGGGGAGCTGTAACTGGATTCACGCAGATTGTTAACGGTACTGGTGGAACAGGTTCATCGTCATCTACTACAGGAACCACTAGAATTGGTGTATGGTACCGAATCCTAGATGGATCGGAAACAGGAAATGTAACTGTTTCTGCTTCTGGTGCGGTAGCGACTACTGCGGCTATGTCGGTATATTCAAAGACTAGAACTAATTGGGCCGTCCCTTTTGGAGTGACAGCTTCCGATACGTCAGACGGTACTAATCCAACAGGAACAGCCGCAGCATGGGCTAAGACAATTATTCCGGGTGATATGTTAATTGCCGGATATGCGGGCGAACAAGGAACTACTACGGCACCGACTGCTAATACGTTAACACAAACTAGTGCTACATTTGGAACTCGTACGCATCGCAATTATCGGAACAACAGCTCAGGTACTACTAACACATTGACCTCGTGGGATGGAACAGTTACCACGGCCAATAATACAAATGCTTTGACAAATGCTTTGACATGGTCTATTTCTACTGCGGGTGCTTTTGCGGCCGTGATTCTTAGAGACTACAATGCAACACTTTCAAATACGTTTGAGGGCGGTACGGATACCACTACTATTAGCACTGGTAATTCAGGCGGTGCATCGGGTACGGCATTCGATTTCGTTAATATTCCATCAACATCGACTTTGACCTATACCGCAGCTAATGCGGCACGAGGAACCTTAGGTGCAGCCATTTCTAGCGGTGGTACGCCTGGTATTACATATGTTCAATATTCGTCGTCCATTAATGGTGGCTCTGATATTCCGATCTATGCCAGAATCAGGTATAAGGTTTCATCGCTGCCCGCTTCTCAATTCCGACTAGCTGTTATTTCTGGTGGCGATGGTTCATTCCAAGGTGACTATCGTTTAAACACTGATGGTACGATTGGACTGTATTCTGGTACAGGTACGTTAATCAGTAATACAACCGCGACTATTACTGCTGGACAATGGTTTGATTTAGGCGTATCTATTAGTGTGTTCAGTGCGACTGTCGGTGTCACAGAGCTTAAGCTATTCTTGAATCCTAGTTCTGATACGGCTACGGAGACAGAAACAGGCAGTAGCCAGAATACGTTGCGCAATGGTGGACTCAATGCTTTGCAAGTAGGAATGGTGACATCTACAGTAGCCAATCAAACTGTTTATGTTGATGACATTCAATACAGTACATCAGGATACCCATCAGCTTTAGCTATGGTAGTTTCTGGATCAGCAGCCTTATCTGTTCAATCAAATATGACTGGTGCAGGATTCGGTACTACTACCGGAGTTGCCGCATTAAGTGCGCAGTCCAATATGGCTGCTACTGGATTCGGGACTGCTACAGGGATCGTAGCACTCAGCGGACAATCAAGCATGAATACGGTATCAGTTGTTTCGACAACTGGCTCTGTTGCTTTCAGCGTTCAATCTAATCTGACAGCTAGCGGTGCTCGCGCGGTAAATGGAATTGCAGCATTTAGTATTCAATCAAACATGACTGCCGTTGGATCTAATACAGTAGTTTCTGGATCTGTCCTTAGTGCACAGTCGAATCTAGTGACTAGTGCACTTAATACAGTGCTAGCATCTGTGACTCTTAGCGCTCAGTGTAATCTTGCGACTTCAGGCATTGCTACCTCTTTTGGATTGTATTCGGGTAGTATTCAAAGTAATCTATCTGCATTAGCAAAAGCAGCAGCATTTGGTGTCTCGTCTCTGACTGTTCAATCTACAATGAACAGTGCTGGATTTGTTACCACACAAGGACTTGTGGCACTGACCGTACAAAGCAATATGACAGCGGCAGGCACTATTGGCAGTACTCCACCCGCCGCATTGTTGACAGCTCAATTTAACATGGCTGTTATAGGTAGTGTTACTGTAAAGGGTTCGG